ATAGATGAAGGATGTAAATACGAAGTATATCTGGACCACCTTGGATTACCTACGTTTGGTATCGGACATCTCATCACTAAAGATGACCCTGAGTACCAAATGGGGATGGGCACACCTGTTGACGAAATACGAGTCAACGAAGTCTTTGAACAAGACATAAATGTCACAATAGGTGAGTGTAGAAGATTATTTGATGATTGGGATAAGTACCTGAAGAGGTACAACTAATTACAGCTAACATGATGTTTAATATGGGTAGACCTAGATTATCACAATTTAAGAAAATGATACAAGCTATCAGGGATGGAGATTGGCTTGAAGCAGGAAATCAGATGCAGGATTCAAGATGGTACAAGCAAGTAACAAATCGAGCAGACAGACTTATATCTCGAATGAAAGCAGTAGGCTTGAGTTAAAGAGACAAAAGCAAAGAGCAAGACATAAAAAAGTTTTGCATAAATTTTTTAAACCAAGAGTAATAGAGTTTATAAAAACATAAGGAGAAAATAAATGTCTAAAATAAAAGCAATAGTTTCATTAGGAGATGCTTTAGCACAATTAACAGGTAGGCAAATAAAAAAACTAGCTGAGAAACTAGGACTAGACCCTAAAAGAAATTTAAGTGAAAACNNACTTAGAACTGCAGTAGCTGATGAAGGGCAAAAATNTATAAAACAAAAAAATAAAGATAGNGATAGATTAGTCGGTGGTGCANCNTTANCTGCAGNNGNTTCTNNNGCATATAGTGCTGGTGATTTTATAAGAGATATGTTAGGTATAAAAACAATGGGAGATNNTACTTTAAAACAAACAGCAAAAGCTGATGTNCCAGAAACTCCAAAATCTAAACCCAAGATACCAGAGACNCCAAAATCTAAACCAAAACCACCTGAAAAACCAAAGTCTAAACCAAAAACTAAATCACAAGAAGAGTTAAAAAAGTCTGTAAAAAAAGCTGTAAATGCAAATAAAGGAAAANTAATAACTAATAAAAAGAGATTTGGTCATACAGACTATAGAAAAGGTGGTATGGTTTATTAGAATGGCTAGAAAACTAACAGAACGACAACAAAAATTTATTGATGCTTTATTTGCAGAAGCAAATGGTAGTGTTAAAGATGCTAAAATTATTGCAGGTTATTCTCCTAATACAAATAATCACGAGATAATAAAAGCAATGAAGGAAGAGATACTTGAAGCTACACAGTTGTATATGGCAAGTAATGCACCTCGTGCAGCAATGGCTATGGTAGAAGGTTTAGTAGACCCTACAGAGTTAGGTATACGAGATAAAATGTCTGCAGCTAAAGAGTTGTTAGACAGAACAGGTTTAATTAAAACTGAAAAAGTTCAGGTAGAAGCATCAGGTGGTGTTATGCTTATGCCTAAAAAACAAACAGAGGATGATGAATAGAGATACAGGCAGTTGGGAATTACCTCAACCACTTGATATAAAGGAAGAAAATGAATGGCAACCTATACCAAGGATTGCACGTACTATACCTTTTGGCTATAACATAGACCCTGATAATGAACACATATTAAGACCTATACCTCGTGAGTTAGATGCACTTGAAAAAGCAAAGAAACACCTAAAACAATATTCTTATAGAGAAGTAGCTAATTGGTTATCAAAGTTTACAGAAAGGTCTATATCTCATATAGGATTAATGAAAAGAGTAAAACGTGAGCAAAGACGTAAGAACAAAGCTAGAGCTATCCGTGTCTGGGCAAAATATGCAGAAAAGGCGATACAAGCCGCACAAAAACTTGAAGAAGAAAGAACAAGTAGTAAAGCCTAAAAAGCAAGAGCCTATATATGAACAGGTAGAAAAACTACCTGAAATAGAACAGAACATTGTATTTAAACCTAACGAAGGACCTCAAACAGAGTTTCTTGCTGCAGGTGAAAGAGAAGTTCTGTATGGTGGTTCAGCAGGTGGTGGCAAGTCGTTTGCTATGTTAGCAGACCCTTTAAGATATATGGGTCACCCACAGTTTAGTGGATTGCTATTAAGACATACAACAGAAGAGTTAAGAGAACTCATATTTAAATCCCAAGAATTATATCCTAAAATATGGAAGGGTATAAAATGGTATGAAAGAAAGATGCAATGGGTAGCACCATCAGGTGCACGATTGTGGATGTCATATCTTGATAGAGATGAAGATGTTATGCGTTATCAAGGTTTGGCATTTAGTTGGATAGGCTTTGATGAATTAACACAATGGTCGAGTCCTTTTGCTTGGAACTATATGCGTTCACGTTTACGTTCTACAGCATCTGACTTACCAATATTTATGAGAGCAACAACAAACCCCGGAGGGGTAGGACACATGTGGGTTAAGAAAATGTTTATTGACCCTGCTCCTTATGGAAAGGCATTTAATGCAACCGACATTGAAACAGGAGAAGACCTTAAATATCCAGCAGGACATCCTAAAGCAGGGCAACCTTTATTCAAGAGGAGATTTATTCCTGCAAGATTATCTGATAATCCATACCTCGCAGAAAGTGGAGACTATGAAGCAATGCTACTTTCCCTTCCTGAACAACAAAGAAAGCAACTCTTGGATGGGGATTGGGATATTAAAGAAGGTGCTGCGTTTACCGAGTTTAACAGGAATGTACATGTTATTGAGCCATATAGCATCCCTAATAATTGGGTTAAGTTCCGTGCTTGTGATTATGGTTATGGTAGTTATTCAGGAGTTATTTGGTTTGCTGTATCACCTGCTGAACAACTCGTTGTCTATCGTGAACTTTATGTATCAAAAGTATTGGCAACGGACTTAGCAGACATGGTTTTAGATTTAGAATCAGGTGATGGGAATATAAAGTATGGTGTATTAGACTCTAGTTTATGGCACAAACGTGGTGACACAGGACCTTCATTAGCAGAACAAATGATTACACGAGGTTGTAGATGGAGACCATCAGATAGAAGTAAAGGCTCTCGTGTAGCAGGTAAGAATGAGATACATAGAAGACTACAGATAGATGAGTTTACAGAAGAGCCTAGATTAGTTTTCTTTAACACATGTACAAATATTGTATCTCAACTACCATCAATACCTCTAGATAAAAGAAATCCAGAGGATGTGGATACAAAATCAGAAGACCACTTGTATGATGCATTAAGATATGGTATAATGTCAAGACCACGATTTAGTATATTTGACTATGACCCCAAAGGTAAGCCATCAAGTTACATGCCTGTAGCAGATGCAACATTTGGATATTAAAGGATAAAATATGGCAGAAGATATTAATATAGAAGATGATGCAATAGCATTAGAAGACATTGATGGGGAAGCAGAAGAAGCTAATGTATCAGGTCTAGTAGACTATGTTTATGAAAAATATAAAAGAGCAGAGAACTACAGAGAGAATGATGAAGACAGATGGCTAAGAGCATATCGAAACTATAGAGGATTGTATGGTCCTGATGTGCAGTTTACAGAAGCAGAGAAGTCTCGTGTTTTTGTTAAAACAACTAAAACAAAAACTCTTGCTGCATATTCTCAAATAGTAGATGTTTTATTTGCAGGTAACAAGTTTCCTATAAGTGTTGAACCAACACAACTACCTGAAGGTGTATCCGAAAGTGTACATGCTGATTTACAGCCTACACCACCGACACAACCAAGTATGGAAAGTCCATATGGATTTGCAGGAGATGGTAAAGATTTACCTGCAGGATTTAGAGGTAATGTAGAACTAGGACCTTTAGAAGAAAAGCTAGGCGATGTAGAGAACCTAAAAGAGGGTGCAGGTACAACACCAAGCACAGTAACATTTAGCCCTGCTATGATTGCAGCTAAAAATATGGAAAAGAAAATACTTGACCAACTAGAAGAGTCAGGTGCAACAAAACATCTAAGAAGTATTGCATTTGAAATGGCACTATTTGGAACAGGTGTTATGAAAGGTCCTTTTGCTGTTGATAAAGAATATCCTAGTTGGGATGATGATGGTGAGTATGACCCAACATTTAAAACAGTTCCACAAGTAAGCCATGTATCTGTTTGGAATTTTTATCCTGACCCTGATGCAAACAATATGGATGAAGCACAATATGCTATAGAGCGACACAAACTATCTCGCAATCAACTTCGTAATTTAAAAAAGAGACCTTACTTTAGAAATAGCGTTATAGACTCTTGTATTGAAATGGGTGAAACATATACTAAAAAAGATTGGGAAGATGATTTATCTGACTACGCAACAGGTGAAACATACATAGATAGATTTGAAGTAATAGAATATTGGGGTTCTGTCGATACAGATGTCTTACTAGATAATGAAGTAGAGATACCAAAAGAATTACAAGCGTTTGATGAGTTACAGGCTAATATTTGGATATGCAACAAAAAACTTATTAGAGTTGTACTAAACCCATTTAAACCTGCTAAGATACCTTATATGGCTGCACCTTATGAATTAAACCCCTATTCATTTTTTGGTGTTGGTATAGCTGAAAATATGGATGACACACAGACATTGATGAATGGTTTTATGAGAATGGCTGTAGACAATTCTGTATTGTCAGGAAACCTGCTCATAGAAGTAGATGAGACCAACCTAGTTCCGGGACAAGACTTATCTGTATATCCGGGAAAAATATTTAGAAGACAAGGTGGTGCTCCGGGACAAGCTATATTTGGTACAAAGTTTCCAAATGTTGCAGGAGAGAATATGCAACTGTTTGATAAAGCTAGGCAACTAGCAGATGAGTCAACAGGACTTCCATCATTTGCACATGGACAAACAGGTGTTACAGGTATAGGAAGAACAGCATCAGGTATATCTATGTTGATGAATGCTGCAAGTAGTGGTATCAAAGCTGTTATAAAAAATGTAGATGATTATTTATTAAAACCTTTAGGTGAAAACCTTTTTAGTTTTAATATGCAGTTTAATTATGATGAAAAAACAAAAGGTGATTTAGAGATTAAAGCACGAGGAACAGAAAGTTTAATGGCTAATGAAGTACGTAGCCAAAGACTTATGCAGTTTCTAGGTATAGCAAGTAACCCTGCCCTTGCTCCGTTTGCAAAGTTTCAATATATTATTCGTGAGATTGCAAAGTCTATGGATTTAGACCCTGAAAAAGTTACAAATAATATGGAAGAAGCTGCATTACAAGCTAAGATGATGCAAGATATGCAACCCCAACAACCACCATTACCTGCAGGAACAGACCCAAATGACCCAACAGGAGCAGGTGGTGGAACAATAGGAACAGGAGTAGCACCAACTCCGGGAGAACAAGGATTTACAGGAAATGAACAAGCAACAGGACAACAAGCAAATACTGCAACACCTCAAACCCCTCGTGGAGAACAAGAAACTATTAGATAGCTTTTGTAACTACCTTGATTTTTTAATTAACAGACAGCATCAAGTTATGGAACAAACAGATAATAATATTATGTTACATAGGTCGCAGGGTGCTGTGGCTACACTAAGAAGATTAAAATATATAAGACAAGAAGTTTTAGGAGAAAGTAAATAGTGTCACAAACAAGTAAAGTATTTAAGCTAGATGCTGCTAAAAAACAATTAGATGCTCCTGAAAAGCCAAAAAGTACAACCATAGGTGGATTTTTAGATAAATATGTTCTAGGTCCTGAATTACAGGGTAAAGTTAATCCTACAGTTGGGCAGGTTGCAGACGTAGCAACAGACTTTATTCCGGGAGTAAGTGAAGCAAAAGATGTTACCAGCCTAGCTAAAAATGTTGCTAGTGGTAATTTATTAGGAGCAGGTATAGATGCTGCATCTTTAGCTTTAGGTGTAATACCTATTGGTGGAGATGCACTAAGAAGAGCACTTAAAGCATCTGTACAGCCAACTAAAACAAAAAAAGCATATAAGTTATTTGTAGAAAGAGAAGGTAAGTTATATCCTTTATTTGTTGATGCTAAAACAGAAGTACCTCAAGGTCAATATATTCAGGCAGTTTTTCCTAAAGAAGCGTTTACTGCACCTAATGGTAAAAAATATGTACCTAGTAAAGGTGCTGAACGAACTAAAGGTGAGAAAGCAAAGGGCACAGGCGATGAAGTTGCTGTGCCTGACCAAGAAACTAGACAAAAATTAATAGATGCAGGATACTCTGTGTCTGCTTCTACAGATAAGTTTAAACATGGTAAAGTTTTTGCAGTAGCTGCTAGACCCGGATTTCATGCAAGTCAGTTGCCTGTTGCAACACACATAGGTCCTGAAGATATAAAAATATCACTAAAAGAAAAAAATAAATTAGTAAAAGCAGGTATAACAAAAGATGCATTTAAAGAAAAAACATTTTTTTATGATAAAGATGGTAAGATAGTAGGTAAACCAAAAAGAAAAAATTTATCAGAAGAAGAAATAAAAAAGCTAAAAAAAGTTAAAATATTTTATGTAAAGAGAAGAGCCGAAGACCATGTGTTTGCTGAAGTAGAAATGCCTGATGATGTAGACTATCAAAGTTATTTACAAGAAATAGGAAAAACAGATATAAATGACCATGTGCCTGTAGGTGGTAGTTATAAATATGTAGATGGACAAGCAGGAAAAGGTGCTGCAACAAATGATAGTGATAAGTGGGTTGTAGGTGGTAGCTTAAAAGTAAACAAAGTTCTTACTAGGCAAGAAACTAAAAATTTGCAAGAATTAGAAGGTGTAAAAGATTTACCTTATAGAGATGAAATAGAAGCCATATTAGGTAGAAAACTATCAGAAGGTGGTTTATTAAAGGAGAAAGATATGCAAAGTGGAATAGATGATTATGTTATAGCAAAAACAAACCCTACAGAAATGAAAGAAGGAGGTATGGCTAAACAAATGTCATTATTCCAAGAAGGTGGACTAGAACAAGATGGTGGTACAGTTGACCCTGTATCAGGTAACGAAGTTCCTGTCGGTTCTTCACAAGAAGAAGTAAGAGATGATATAGATGCTAAACTATCAGAAGGTGAGTTTGTATTTCCTGCAGATGTAGTTAGATTTATTGGTTTAGAAAAATTAATGAATTTAAGACAGGAAGCTAAAGCAGGTTTAAAAAAGATGGAAGCTATGGGTCAGATGGGTAACTCAGAAGAAGCTACACTACCTGATGATATACCTTTTAGCCCTGAAGATATTATGGTAGAAGATGATGATGGCAATGAAGGTGAATTAGAAATGCAAGTTGGTGGATTAGCATATCAACAATCTCAAGTAGGTTCACAGTTTAATATAGCACCACGACAACAAGACCCNAGTGGAACTATGGGATATGGTTATATACCTCCTGTTCAACAAACAGGTTATGGTCCTTCTTTTACAGGTATGCCACAAACACAACAAGAATATACTGGATTTGATACTTTTGTGCCAGAATTAAGTGATTATAAAAGTAAAACTTATGTAAATAAAGAAACAGGTGAAATAAGAGTTATACCACATTTAAATGGTAAACCTGTATATCCTATACCTGCAGGATTTGTATTACAAACAGAAGAAGACGAAGTTAAACCAGAAGAACCTGTTACACAAACACCTACAACACAGGTAGTAGAAGCTAAAGAGAGTGATGATAGAAATGAAAATGAAAATAGATTGCAAAGCACTAAATCATTATTAGGTGTTACATCTACATTAAATTTAGGTGATAGCCTTAAAACATTAGGTTCAAATAAATTTGGACAGGCAGGTTTAGCATATTTAGCAGGTGGTATTCCGGGTGCTATATTAGCACTAACAGGCATACCTCAAAAGGTAGCTAATACAATATTGGGTAAAGTTAATAGTGGTGAAGATTTAACAGAAGAAGAGCAAGCCCAAGCAGATGCTTTGGCTAATGAAGTAGCACTATCTAAAAGAGAAAAATATTTTGAATCTAGACCTGCTGCAACAAATCTAGCAAATCAACTAGGTCTTACAACTGTAACAGGTAGAGTTGGTTTAGAGATTGGTGATATAGACCCTGTAACAGGTGGGATATTTAATCAGGCAGGACAAGCTGTTGACCCAAGAACAAATGAAAACTTAACATCTTATCGTTCATTTAAAGATGCTAAAGTATCTATGAAAGCAGGTACAAAAGCAGGATGGTTTGGTGGTGAAATATCTAATTCAACATATATGGGTCTAGGAGAAGAAGGTAAGAAACGCTATGCAGACTATGTAAAAAATATGGCAGAAGAGGGTGTTAATATTGCGTCAGAAGGTAGACAAGGTTCAGGAATAGGTAGCGATAAATTTAAAATTGCTACAACACAAACACCTGAAGGTTCTCAAATTGTTACAAAGAAAACAGATACAGGCGAATCTAAAATAGTAGAAGATAAACCACAAACTATCAAAGAACAAGACAAAGATAAACCTCGTGGTAGTGGAACTGTTATACAAAGTGATAAATACAAAGATGAAGTTGAAAAAATAGAAAGAGGAGCAGGTCTTTTTATGAATAAAGGTGGTACAGCATCTAAATCTAAGAAAATGAAGCGTGGTGGACTAGCTTCTAAATAACAGACCACATTGTTGGCTACTTATACCCCCTAGTGGCTACTATAACCCCAACAA